GAAGCACCTGATTTTGTCTTTGCCAATATGTCAGCAACTCTAGAAGCAGTAACTTTGCCTAAGCGGAGCTGATGCCATTCCTCAGTTCCTTGCTGTATCGCTGCAATACGATCTTCAGTTGTAAATGTAGTCATCACTTCTCCCAATAAATATAAACAAGAACTATCAAAATAAAAATCCAACAAATAAGACCAGTAAGAGCTAGAAATGTAATTAAAAGTGTCATTTTTTCCTAGCCTCTTTTTGTTTTTCTAAGATTGCATCAAAGATAGGTTTAAGCTCCCAATTCTGCTTTTTTGGCATCTTTGGCAGAAGAAATTTTTGTGACTGCTGATTTGTCTTTTGCAAGGAACTTATAGGCTTGAGCATAGGTTTCTTTCAGTTGGTCAATAGTGGTGCAAATTTTGATGGAATCTACCCATTGCAAAGCTGATTCAGTCATATCAATTGATTCTTCTTCAGGTAGATCCTCACCAGCGTAAATGTAAAGTCCAATTCCAAATAAACTGATACATTTTGTAAGACAGCGCATCATTCCTGTATTAACATCCATTGCATTAGGGTTTGAAATAGCTGTATTTTTATTGTTGATAACTGGCATTTGACAAGTCATAGATTTACCAAAAGCAGTTACTGTGCAAAAAACCATTAAAGTTTCGTTAAAATAAACAGGCTCTCCAAAAGTCCAAGTTGCTGATGGATCATTTTGTAATAGTTGATCTACTGCCCAATTCCAAGAAAGGTATGTAAATTTTCCTTTCTTGTCTGTATGTTCGTTTACATTAATTAATCGTAATTCGTTAAATGTTTTCATCACTTTTCCTTTAGTCGTTGATTTCGTTTTCTGCTGCATCTTTGGCAAAGCGCTCCATGTAATCCAAAGCCATCATCATTATTTTTCTGCCAATTAGTTCGTAATTTCCTGTATCAATCATGGCTTGGAGAGAATCTGCACTTGCTATATCTAATTCGCTCAATGCCTCTGCTATAGCTGAAGCTGTTCTGTAATCGTATTTAGCACCTACTTTCATTAGCTCGTAGGTTCTATGCTCGATTTCGTCTGAGCGAGTGTCGTAATCTTCAGGCTCGTAGTAAGCATCATGTTTAGACATCATTAGAAGCCTCCTGTTCTGTAGATATAGACAAGAGCTAGGAAGATGCCAATAGTCGCTCCCATAATCCAAGAGGCTAAGACTTCCCATAATTTAGGTTCTTTTTGCATACAATTTCCTTTCGTCAATTAACAAACTGCCAACATCTTATCAACCAAATAGAAATCTCCAGTAATGGTACTAAATGGAGTTGCTCTATCTGTATCAAGACCTTCGAACTTCCTGCCTGATTTTAACAAACCACCATTATGCTCATAGCCTAGAGCATCAGAGATTTCAAAATAGCAGTCGTATGTTACCCAACCAACTATTGCGCCAAACTTATCAAACAATGGGGTATGTTTAGAAAAGTAATAGCTAGGCTCTTTGATAAAACCACCATGAGCTAAAACTTGAACTGCTTCTTTAAAACGATATGTTTTCATATAATTTCCTTTCAACACTTGGTTAAAAATTACTTCTGAATTGAATCAATACGAAAATACTTAGGATTTTTTGCTAAAACGATTTTTACAGCTTGGTTAATAGTTACTGGAACACTCCACTCTTTCCATGTATTTGTGTAGTCATCAAACTTCATTACTACACATTCTTTTTTGCCTTGACCTTTGCGTTTCATATTAATTTCCTTTCAGCACTTATTAAAAAATTTACTGCATAGGTGTAACTATACATGAAAATGACAGGTTGCAACACTTTGATTAAATTATTTTCTAAGTAGTTTCCCTAATATAAGAGTTTTGCTTTGTTTTCCTTTTGGTATATGATCTAGTCTGTTTCTTACGAAAGGATGATATGAAACCATTTGACGAATTAAAGCTGGAATTTGGAGTATTGGCTAACCTTGCAAAGCCTTTAGGAGTAAGGGAAAACGCAATTTACCAATGGTCTAAAAGAGGCAAAATACCAGCAAAACACATTAGAACCCTTATAGAGCTGTCGGAAGGCAGATTGACCAAAGAAATGCTTAGACCTGACTTGTTTTCCAAGGAATAAACATGAATTTTTACCCTTTTCATATAGGGGATTATTTGAGTCATACCTCCCATCTTACGGATGAGGAAGATTTGACTTACAGGCGCATGATTGACCTTTATTACCAAACCGAAGAACCTTTTACGGATACGGCTAAATTGGCTCGTAAGGTAAGGTCTAGCTTTGAGATTGTAGGCAGTCTTTTGCATGAGTTTTTTGTTTATGAGGATGATGCTTGGCATAACAAAAGAGCTGATGTGGAAATAGCCAAATACAAAGCTATGAAAGATGGGGGTCGCAAAGGCGCAGCATTAAGGTGGCATAAGGGTAGCGATACCCCCCCTATACCCCTCCCTAATCACCCCCTAATGCCAACCAAGAACCAAGAACCAAGAACCAAGAACCATATAAAAACTATACCCACTCCTGAAGGAGTGAGTTCTGATCTTTGGGATGATTTTTTGGTTTATAGGAAAAGACTGAAAGCTCCTGTATCAGATCGAGTGCTTACAAGATTGATTAAAGAGGCTGAATTAGCCAAAATGCCGTTATCGGATGTTTTAGAAACCATTATTTTTAAAGGTTGGAGATCATTTGAGGCTTCATGGGTTCAGCAAATGGCTCAGAAAGCCTCAGAAATGCCTCTAGGAAGCGATCAGCAGATAGAGGATGCGTATAGGGTCGAATGTAACGCAGATCCTCGCCTAGCTCGATTTAACAGCTATTTTGAGATGAAGAAATTTATCCTTGACCAAAGGGATAAGAAAAGGAAAGTTGCTTAATGCGATTTATTGAACTTTTTGCAGGAATTGGCGGTTTTAGGCTTGGACTTGAAAAAGCAGGGCATCAATGCGTTTGGTCTAACGAAATTGAAGATAAAGCTAGGAGAATTTATGAATACAACTTTAAAGAAAAACCTGACCCAAGAGATATTAGAACCATTCAACCTGATGAAATCCCACAAGCCGATTTACTCGTTGGAGGATTTCCATGTGCAACTTTTTCAGTTGCTGGAAGAAGAACAGGATTCGGAACAGAAGATACACGAGGCACTCTCTTTTTTGAAATCTGTCGAATCCTCGCTGGTAAAAGAATCCCATATTTTTTCCTTGAAAATGTTAAAGGACTTCTCAACCATGATGGAGGAAGAACCTTTGCAGTCATCCTTTCCAGTTTGGATGAATTGGGGTATGACTGCCAATGGGAATGTATTAACAGCAAGAATTTCGGAGTCCCACAGAATAGGGAAAGAGTGTTTATTATCGGACATCTTAGAGGCAGAACCCCTCCCAAAGTATTTCCTCTCGGAAGGTGCTTTGCAGAGAATGGTGGACAGAACCAAGAAACACAAGGACAAGGGGAACGGATTTGGTCAAGTTATTTACCAACGCTTGACGGACACTATTACAAAGGCGGCGGAACAAGAGCCGTTATTGACGAAGGAAACGAATCAAATGGATTTGTTCGAGCAACCCAATGGAGAAGAACCCATTTCAGAGATATAAAAGGTGATTACGCACCTACTTTGACAGCAAATATGGGAACTGGTGGGAATAATGTTCCTTATATTGGAACTGAAGTTAGAGCTGTTTTAACTCCTGATCGTAAAGAAAAAAGGCAAAACGGCAGAAGAATAAAAGATCATAACGAAGTCGCTTTTACTGTAACAGCTCAGGATAGGCATGGAGTAATGGTTGGATCAAGTTTAAGAAAATTAACTCCTTTGGAGTGTGAAAGACTTCAATCATTGCCTGATAACTGGACAAAATGGTATTCAGATGGAAGTTTAGTTGGAGATTCTCAACGATATGAGCGTTGCGGTAGAGCTGTAACTGTCAATGTTATTTATGAAATAGCTAAAAGGTTGCCATTATGAAAGATTGGACTTTTGAAGAAGGGTTTGCTGAAAAATTTGATTCCCATGTTAGGGAACAACTTCCTTGGTATGAGCTGGTAACAGAATCAGTTGCTTACATTACAAGAAATTATTTACCTAAAAATGGGGTTATTTATGATATTGGATGTTCCACAGGAAACATGACTTTGGCTTTAAAAGAATTAATACATGAAAGAAATGCAGAAATAATTGCTTTAGATCAAAGCGAAGAAATGTGTGAAATTTATAAATACAACACAGACAATCTTTATGAAGTAAGGATTTGTGATGCAACTCTGCATAACTATAAATCATTTGATGTTGCTATTTTGATGCTTACAACCATGTTTTTTCCTGTCAATGAACAAGAAAAATTTATAGAGCAACTTTATGAAAAAATGAATAAAGGTGGAGCAATTATCGTAGTTGATAAATTTTGTGATGAGCATGGTTATTTTTCTACTGTGATGAAAAGACTCACAATGTTTTGGAAATTGAAAAACGGAGCAAAAGCTGAGGATATTTTGAATAAAGAACTTAGTCTTTCAGGTGTCCAAAGACCAATCAACATACCTAAAAATGCAAAACAATTTTTTCAGCTTGGAGAATTTAAGGGTTGGGTAATTGAAAAATGAGCAAATTTACAAGCACCAATGCGCTGTTAGACAGCTTATTATGTGGCGCAGACAATGGGGTTTAAAGGTTTTTAAAGAATATTTATACAAATACAAAAACAAATTAAGTTTTGAGTTGTTAAGGGATTATGAAGATCAATGGTTAAAAAGAAACAGAGCTGATGAAAAAGGAGAATGGAAATGAACTTAGATCAATTAAATGAGAACCGAATTGAGGAAGCCTTAATCAAGCTGTCTATGTCTGACGAGAATCATGCTAGATGGTATGGGGAGCTTAAATACCTTGAGGAAGGTTTGAAACAAGCTGAAAGTCATGCCTTTTTGCTTGCTGAAGGAACAGTTGCCGAAAGAACAGCTATAGCCAAATCTAGCGAAACTTACGCTAAAGCTGTCAAAGCGTGGACTGAAGCGCTCAAGAATTTTAAGCAAATTGACAATGAGCGAAACCATGAGATCCGAATTATTGATATTTGGAGAACTTTGAGTAGCAATCGCAGACAGGGGAATATTTAATGATAGATTTTAGCCAACCATTTTTAGATGCAAAAAGACTTTTAGATGCTTACTACAACGCTGCAATTGCACAAAATAAAGATGCGTTAAAACAAATTGCAAATGAGCTTGTGGAAGCTGCCTTAAAACTTGAAGATATATCTCATGCAGATTAAGAAGTTTGACCAAGTTCTACATGACCAATACGATCCTCCAGCTCGTAAAGCTGTATCTGCTTGGGTTAAGATGAAATGGGGAATGGATTCTAAAGATAATCCTGATATTTATGGAACTGATTTAATTTTGGGAAGAAATGGAAAAAGAATAGGATTTGCTGAAGTAGAAGTAAGGTCTTGGTATCCAACCTGTCCTTTTCCCACAATTCATGTTCCTGTTCGCAAAAAGCATATGCTTGAAGCGCCTAAGACTTTGTTCTTTGCGCTTACGCAAAACATGACTCATGCTTATTGGATTAAGGGAAATGCAGTTTTAGCTTTTCCATTTTGGGAAATGAAAGATGATACGAAGCATGAGCTTTACTATGATGTTCCTAAACATTTGTTTGAATATGTGGATTTAACAGAACCTTTTTAATGAATAAATCTGAAAGACAAAAATACGCTCAACTCGCTAGGCTTGGATGTATTTTGTGCAGACAGAAGGAAGTTAAAGACATAGACGATTCACCAGTTGAGATCCATCACATAAGGCGCTTTGGTCAAAAGCGTAGCAACTCGGATGCAATACCACTCTGTATGTGGCATCACAGGCTTGGAGATAACTCGGTACATACTTTAGGACATAAAGGCTTTGCTAAGTATTGGGGAATGAGTGAAGAAGATTTATTAGAAAAAACAAAGGAATTAATTGAGTTACGCAAAGAGAACTGACAATAACCATTCAGAAATTGTCAAAACCTTACGACAGTTAGGTTGTTCTGTATTTGATACCAGCAGAGTCGCAGGAGGTTTTCCTGATTTAGTTGTTGGTAAAAATAAAATTACTTGTTTAGTTGAAATTAAACAAAACGAAAAAAGTAAATACACTCCCACTCAAGAACTGTTTATGATGAACTGGAGAGGATCAACAGTTGTTAGAATTAATGATGTTGATGGTGCAATACGCTTAGTAAAAATGCTTGACAACCATTGCAGTTAAGCGAAAATAAAGCCTGTCATCAAATTTCTATAGGAGAAAAACATGGGCAAAATGGATTCTATGACTGGTATTCCTTCAGTTACTGGCGCTAAAGCTCCAGCTAAAGCAACCTCATCTGACAAAACTGGTGAGCGTATGGAGCGTAAAACTGGTGGTGTAGCTATGGGCAAAGAAGATGCTTGTGGTAGTGATAAGTTATTTAATACAGGCAAAACTGCTGGTGTTTGCTACACACATAAGCGTGGCTGTTAAAAAGCGAAATCCCCTAGCGTGAAGGTTCTAGGGGATCTCTAACCAAGCAACAACTCGGAGATGTTGGATGGCTGATATAAATTCTAAAGATGGTTGTAATTCCTGTATATATTTTCTTTATCAAGAAAATGATTTAATGGGTTTATGCAGACGATTTCCCACTTACCAAAACCGACATGGTTCGGAATGGTGTGGTGAATTTGTCATTGTTCCTCCAAATCCTGTCTTTGAAACAATGGTTCAAGACATGGAGATTGTCGCAATCGAAAAACGCAAAAAGCTCATGGAAGATGCTTCCTTTGTAGCGCCTAAGCCAAAAGGCAGACCAAGAAAGGTTAAAGATGAAACTTAAACCACTTGGCGATAAGATCGTTGTAAAGCCTCAAGAAAGGCTCAAAAGCTCCATTATTGAAGTTGTAATGTCTGAGCAAGCGAATATGGGAACTGTCGTAGCTGTTGGCGAAGGTAAGTTCATTAAGGGTCGCAGACAGGAAATGCCTATAGCTGTAGGTGATTTTGTTCGTTATGGAACTATGGGAACTGAAGAATATCTAAAATACTTTGAATACACAGAAGATGGTGAGCGTTACCTAGTAATGAGTTGGCAAGATGTCTGTTTCATACAAGAGAAAGCTCATGTTTGAGATTATTGCAATATTCGCTTTTGGAGTTGTCGTATCGGTTATTTTTGACCAAATTTGGAAGCAACATAGACGAAAGGAACAGGAAATGGCTACTAAAAACGGACTTTATGCCAATATTCATAAAAAGCAGGAACGCATAGAAAGACAAAAAGCAGAAGGCAAACCAGTTGAAAGGATGCGTAAAGTAGGATCTAAAGGCGCTCCTACAGCAGCAGCTTTTAAACAATCTGCTAAAACTGCTAAGAAAGTGTAATTATGGCAACCAAAAAACATGACAAGCCAATTCCTCGTAAAACGACAGGAAAAGACAAGACCTACAATCCTACAGACAAGGGAGCTGGAATGACAGCTAAAGGTCGAGCTGAATACAACGCTAAGAACAATGCCAATTTAAAGCCTCCTGCACCAAATCCTAAGACAGAGAAAGACAAGGGTAGAAAAGCCTCTTTCTGTGCAAGGATGGAAGGAGTTGTCAAAAAAGCTAAAGGGCCTGCCGAAAGAGCTAAAGCATCATTAAAGAATTGGAATTGCTAATGATTACCTTAAAAGACCTAACAATCCAAGAAGTAGAGTTTATCTTGGCAGCGTTATCTAAAGGGGAATACGCTTTGGTTGCTCCTGTTATTGAGAAGATCAAAATCCAAGCTATTCCACAAGCTCATGCAATCATGCAAGCTGAAGCTGATGCAAAAGCTCAGGAATTGGTAGAGAATACCGAAAAGACTACTGAAGAATCCTAATGACTCAGTTAATGCAAGCAACTCCTATTAAAGAAACTTTTACTGCAAATGTAGAAGGAGGAGTTGTTTCTGCTAATCCTGTTGGCAGACCTAGTGCATACGATCCTTCTTATTGCTTAAAGGCTATAGAGCTAGGAGCTAAGGGTAAATCCTTAGAACAGATTTCAGGAGCATTGGGAATCACTTACAGAACCTTATGCAATTGGAGAGATGAATACGAAGAATTTTTTCATGCCTTGGAAGAAGCAAAGGTTAAAGAGCTGATTTGGTGGGAAGAACACGCTCAAGCCTACCTTGTAGAGCATAAAGATGGGGATAAGCTGAATGTTGGTCTATGGTCTAGATCAATGGCAGCAAGATTTCCTAAAAAGTATTCAGAGCGCATTAGACAGGAGCTAACTGGAGCTGAAGGCGCTCCATTGCTCAAGAGCGTGGAGATCATGTTTATTGATGCAGAGCCAACAAATGCCTTAGAGTTTGATGGAAACAAGTCAGAAGATTAAGGATGCAGTTTCTAGGATAAGGTTTCCTAAGAAATTTGAAGCACTATTTCAACCTGAGAAAATGCGGTATCGCATATTTTTTGGCGGTAGAGGTGGCGCAAAATCATGGTGTTTTTCTAGAGCGCTGTTAGCTAAAGGTACTAAACAACCTTTGCGTATCCTATGCGCTAGGGAATTTCAGACTAGCATTAGGGATTCAGTTCACAAGCTCTTGTCAGATCAAATATATGAGTTGAACATGGAGTCCTTCTATGAGATTACTCAAACTTCAATTAAAGGCATTAACGGAACTGAGTTTATTTTTGCTGGTGTCAAAAACAATACAAATAATGTTAAAAGTATAGAAGGAATAGACATCTGTTGGGTTGAGGAAGCACAAAGCGTATCGGCTAACAGTTGGAATGTTCTTATCCCAACGATCCGTAAACAAGACTCAGAAATATGGGTAAGTTTTAATCCTGAGTTGCAGTCTGACGATACTTGGAAACGATTTGTGGAGAATCCTCCTGAAAGATCAATAGTTGTAAAAGTTAATTGGAATGACAATCCTTGGTTTCCTGAAACCCTTAATCTAGAACGCTTATCGCTTAAATCTAGGGATTTATCTGCCTATAACAATGTGTGGGAAGGCTCAACAAGAAATACAGTTGATGGCGCTATCTTTGGTAAAGAGATGGAACAAGCAGAGCTTGAGAACCGAATTACCAATGTTCCCTATGATCCTTCCAAACCATGTCATATTATTTTTGACCTTGGTTGGGCAGATAATACGGCTGCTTGGATCGTACAATTTGTGGGTTTTGAGATCCGAGTATTGCGTTACTTCGAAGATAACCAAAAGACTATTCAGCACTATCTAAGCCTAATGCAAACATTTGGATACATTTATGACACTATTTGGCTACCACATGATGCTGCTGCCAAATCATTAGGAACAGGAAAGTCGATTGAGGAAATAGTTAGAGCGACAGGATTGAAAGTTCAGATCCTTGACCGAGTTCCAATTACAGACTCAATCAATGCTGCAAGAACAATATTCCCAAGATGTTATTTTGATAGAAAAAATACAGAAGAAGGTTTAAACTGTTTAAGACATTATCGCTATGATGTTGATGAACATGGAACTTTTAGCCAAAAGCCACTCCATAACATCTACAGTCATGGTGCAGATGCATGGAGGTATATTGGATTGATGGTAAATGAGCCTAAGAAAAGGCAACCAGTTAAACAAAATTATGCCTTGGGTGGCAGTTGGATGGGATAAATATGGCAGATTATCAAGATCAAGATTCAAGCGAAGATAGTCGTATCAATGAAGCTAAGAAGTTTCTAAATCTTTGTAACGATACCGACTCTAACAATCGAGCTGAAGCTCTTGATGATGTAAGGTTTTGCGCTGGAGATCAATGGCCAGTAGATGTGCAAAATAGCCGAGTTCTAGAGTCTAGACCTTGCTTGACGATTAATAAGGTTGATGCTTATGTTCGTCAAATCTGTAACCAAATCAGACAACAAAGACCTCGCATTAAAGTGCAAGGCATGAACAATGAGGCAGATGCTAAGTTAGCTGAGATTCTTAGTGGTGTTTGCCGACACATTGAATATCAATCCTCTGCTGATGTCGCATACGATACGGCAGTTGAATACGCAGTTAAGATGGGTTGGGGTTACTTCCGAGTAATGACCGATTACATCTCTGATGATTCCTTTGAACAGGAAATATACATTAGACCAATCGACAATCCTTTTACAGTCTATTTTGATCCTAATTCACAGTTACCTGATGGCTCGGATGCAGAGCGTTGTTTAATTACTACTGTAGTAAGCAAAAAGACTTTTAAAGCTATGTATCCTGACAAAGATGATGGTCAAGGCTTTAATAGCAGAGGAACTGGTGATTCGGATGCAGAATGGGTAACAAAGGAAGATGTTCGGATTGCTGAATACTTTTACACAGTTAAAACTCCTACAAAACTTGTTTTATTGTCAGATGGAACAAGTGTTTATCAAGACGAAATGCCTAGCGAACAAGCATTAGCAGATGCTGGAATTACCATTATTGAGCGTAGAGATACCTACAAGAAACAAATTAAATGGTGCAAAGTAACAGCTATGCAAGTGCTTGAAGAAGGAGATTGGGCTGGTAAATACATTCCAATTATTCCTGTCTATGGTCAGTCTTGCATTATTGATGCCAAGCATAAGAAGTTTGGCTTGGTCAGAATGGCAAAAGATCCACAGCGTATGTATAACTACTGGACTACAGCTTTGACAGAATCTGTCGCTTTAGCTCCTAAAGCCAAGTGGTTACTTGCTGAAGGTCAAGACGAAGGACATGAGCAAGAGTGGAATCAAGCTAACATCAAAGCTATGCCTGTATTGCGTTATAAGCAAACAGATAGTGAAGGCAGAGTAGCTCAACCTCCTACTCGCTTACAACCTGAGCCTCCTCCTGCTGGAGTTATTGCAGCAACTCAAGGAATGAGTGCCGACTTAATGACTGTCGTGGGTATCTATGATCCTAGTCAGCTTCCACAAGGAAACATTTCAGGTAAAGCATTAAATGGTCAGCAACAACAAGTTGATATGGTGAATTTTCACTATTACGACAATTTGACTCGCTCTATTGCTTGCTGTGGTCGCATTATTCTTGATTTAATTCCTAAGATTTACGATACAGAGCGTGTCATGCGGATTATTGGAGCTGATGAAAAGCCTGAGATTGTTACTTTAAATCAACGAGTAACGGATGAAGAAGGTATTGAAAAGATCCTTAATGATGTATCTGTTGGTCGTTATGATGTGGTTATGGATACAGGGCCTGGCTTCTCAACCAAG